CGGAGCGGGGAATGCGCGAAGACCAGCACCTCTAAGTATGTGGAAAGGGGTAGATTCGTCCGTTTGCGCCCTAAAATCACCCGCTGGATCCCCATATATGTAGACATCGGAAGTCGTAGCAAAGCGCGTAGCAATCTCATTTCTTAGAACCTCTGCAAATCTAACTATGCCCATGTCAAATGCAACGATCTCAGACTGAATCAACCACCTGTTTCTAACCTTTTGACCGATGACAGCAGCAGGGGTAAGGCCAAAGTCAATTCCGATATACAAAGGAAGGTTAGCCGCAACAGGTATTTCTTCTTTAGCAACGTGAGTTTCAGTAACAAACATGGGATATACTGGCTTTCCATCCTGAATTGTACCAAGTCTATTCATAACATAGACGTCAATCCAAGATTTAGTTTTACCCTGAATAAGGTTTGGATAGTAGTTCTGCATCATGTTCTTACGGTTTTCAGCCACATTACTAGGAACATAATCCTCTATTTCCCCATCCTCGTCATAGGTTTCTTTCATACCTGCGGGCTGCGTAAAGAACTGCCAGTTCTCTGGCTTAACCAACATCTTTGCTTGATCGCGCGGTATATGATCTGGGATTGGAACTTCACCAGACATAATGGGCCACCAGTGATCTTCCTCGGGGGCGTTCGTATCTGCGATAACACCAGTCCAGCTTGGGCCACCTTCACGCATAGAAGGGAAACGACCAACACGCATTGTACACGCATCGATGATAGACTTGGGAATCTCACGCGCCTCGTTGATCCAAATGCCAGTTAGTTCGAGTGATAAAAGTTTCTTAACATCTTCAGGTCGATCTAATGCTAAGAAGATGATCTCAAGATCTAAATCGCCCTTCTTAATGTGGTGAGTGTACGGCACTGACCAGATGAACTTACCCCATTGATCCTCGGGAAACCAATCAAGCCAAGTCTTAATGGTCGTAGTTCTTAGCTGCGGGTTGGTATTACGAATGATTGCCCATCTGCTTCGACGGATCCCGTCTTCGTTCTTCTTCTGTGCAAGCGCACGACGAAACACTTCTACGCAGCAGCCGACAGATTTACCAGAACCAACAGGCCCACGGATCCCGCGAAAGAACGTATCGTCTTTCATAAAGTCTTTTAGAACCTGACCATCAGGTTTGTACTTAAAGGTTGCCAACTTTGTGATCCACTGCAAACTTTAACATGCGTTCGATAACTTCTGGGCCAATAACATCAATGATCTTGTCGGCTTCGTAGTTAGTCTGGAAGTCCTTGGGGTGGTGTTGCATGTGTACTTTCTTCACCACCCTGCGGAGCAAGTCTCGCTCATGCTTAGAAAGGGTTTGAGTAAAGCTCATTCGTCTTCTATCTCAATTCTTTTTGGCGCAGCCGACTTCTTTTTCTTAGGCTTCGGCTTAGAATACGCCTCGTTAATGTCAGGAGTGGAAGGGTCGTCTGCCTTCAATCGTCCCTTGGAGCTGCGAGAACGTGTTGGTTCTGGCCCTTCCACCAAGCGGCGCGAGTCGGGAGTCCTCGTTTTGCCGCTATACGTTGTACCAGCAAGCACATGGGTGTCGCCAGTATACAATTCACCGCTAGTTAAATACCAAGCCATTACTTAGATGGCCTTACAGCTTTAGATAACTTAGCACCATCGCCGCGTTTGTTCATATTAGTCAGAGCTTTGTTGACCGCACCACTCTTTAATGGGCCACCACCTGCCTGACCTTTCATAGCTTTAGCCGCTGCGGTAGCAACTGTTGCGCCAAAGGATCCTGCAACTGTAGTTAATAAAGACATAGTAACCTCCTACGTTCTGTACTGTCTTACTTTCCGAGCAATCGTTTTCGGTTGAGCCACAAACTGCTCACCCTTTGCCTTGCCCTCTCGTTTAGCTCTGGTTGTAGCTGCATATTCAGAATCACTAAGAGCAGCAATAGCCTTGCTAGGAAGGTAACGCTCACCAGTTTCACTAGACTTCTCGCCAGATTTGGTGCGCCATTTCTGCTTGCCCCAGTTAAGAAGAGACTTTTGACTTGCTTTCATCTGCTTCCCTCTGTTTCTTTAAGATAGCATTTAGCGTACCGCGGTCCTCGTAAGTCATGTGTAACCACCGCCACGTTTCTTGTATTCCTTTGCAAGCAACTGAGCCTTACGCGCTGACCACTGACCAGCCTTGGTTCCATGCGTAGCGCGATTCTTTATAGCTTGAAACAAACTCTTGCGCATCTTTGGCTTGGTATAGTTGCCAGCAGCATTAACCGTACTCATGACTGCTTATGCCTCCGTGCAAAGTTACGCGCAGCTTCTACACTGCCAAAGCCCCAAGCTTTTAATGCCAGGGCTTTTCTCGTAGGCCGACCTTGTTCATCCTTCATTGGCCCCTTCATACCAGCAAACCGAGCAGCAAAAGAAACACGACGAGGATTAGTCCCACTCTTAACAGGAGCCTTGAGATTAGAGCCCTCAGTCCTGCGGAAATACGCACGACCCGCTGCATTCAAACCTCCAGATGGACTCTGATACTTTTTTGCAACCATTTACGGCTCCTGATCTTTCTTAACCTTCTCAGCCATACGATCCTGACGCAACATGTTGGCTTCGATCTTCTTCGCTTTTTTAAGCAACGAAACACGCTGAGAAGATGTTACCAGCTGACCATCATCTTGGCCAAGCATTTCCTTAACCTTACGTCGAAAAGCAGACAGCTTAGAATAATCCTTCGGCATACGCTCCAACTTAGCGTCTATCATTTCATATCGAGCCTTCATTAAACTCGCTGGACTTTGACCTTTGGGCATTACTTCATCCGTCCTTTAAATTCTTTGCTACTTTTTAATTCTTGAACTTCAGAAATTAGACCTTGGAGTTTCTCTCTCTTGGCCAAAAGACTTGGCTTGCTTTGCTTTCCACTGAGGATACGAATCCCACGGCGCAATCCAGTTATGGCATTCTTGGTTGCCTCACCAAAATTATACGCAGATCTAGTATCGGTGCCATAAACACTTTCGCCAGTATATTGAGGAATTGATTGAAGCTCTTTGTCAACTTTCTTCAACAAAGAAGCCGCTCTGCTATTTGATCCTTTGGGCATATCGTACCTTTCACCAAAAAAAATCTATCTAAACCTTTGCGTACCTTTTTAGCCTATAACTCGTGTTCGGGACTACTGACAATCACGCTAGTGCAGTTTTTTAACCCTACCCCCTGCTAGGACAGATCAATTGTAACTTGTATATCCCCCGCAATTTGCACTTGCGAACGATCTATCGGCTTGAACCCAGCCCGATCTAACAGATCTTTGGATGCTTCCAGCTGCACATACTCGCTCTTAGCTCCACTGGAAAGCTCCGCTACCCTGCCTAAAGCCCTGACAGCGTGAATCCCAAATGCATCTGCTGTTGCTTGCATGAGATACTGTTGCACATGCGGAGTTTTCATAGCTTTGTATGCTGAGGCTCGTCCGCTGTTCCCCGCTGCGTACCCAGCCTCTTGTGCAGCTTTTGCTACATTGCCGCCGTTTGCTACAAACGCATCCACTAGCGCTCGTTGTCTGTCTGTTAGATCACGCTTTGCAATACTACTCATATCTTCCTCTTAATTGCTTGCACAGTCTGCGTTTTGTTTCCTATCATCAACCCCCCTCTCCCTCTCTCCCCCCATTCATAGCATCGTCTGTAATACCCTTGTCAACGCACAAAACGCATTCGTGCAGTCTGTCACGCTACAAGTGCTGCATACTACAAAGGTGATTCAGAACCACAAGTTTCAGCTCTGCCTCGTTTCGGTCTACTGTCTCAGTCATTACGCTCGTCGGCCCCATGTTACAGCTGCGGCCACCTCGCACGTCTTTGTTCATTGCATCGGGCCAAAGACCATTCGCAAGCAGTTTCCTCTTGCTGTTCATAGCTGTGTGATTGTGGCTGCTGGCAGTGTGTAGTTCGACTTTCTCCTTGTGGGGAAACAACTTGCGAATAGCAACCTGATCTGGGGATCAGGCTTTGGCACCGTGCATGAAGTCGTCGTTGCGAGGGTGGTCCTCGCACGTAACAAGGAGCCTAGAGCTATGACTAAGAAAGTACCTACACTCGTTGAACTAAAACTTGCAGTTCTAAATCATTTTCAA